AAGAAATTAGTCTTACTAAAGACAAAATGGATCATAGGGAGGCTAGCGATGCTGTCAAGCATATTTTTACCAGCAATCTTTTGCGTCAAACTGCTCTTGACTCTATTCAAGGTCGCGCACCAAACCAGGTCTTCAGCCCGGTTGTTAGTATCCCAGAACTCGAAGCTTTGATCAGTAATTGGAGCTTTTTTGAAACTAATATTCATAGTAAATCATATAGTCATATTATTCGTAATGTCTATGGAGTACCTAAGGAAGAATTTAATAAAATTCACGATACTAAAGAAATCATAGAAATGTCAGCAAGTGTTGGAAAATATTATGATGAACTACATAGAATAAATTGCCACAAAGAATTAAGCAGTGAAATGACAGGTATGGTTCGTGAAGAAGAACATATCAAAGCAATTTACATGGCACTACACGCATCATACGCATTAGAAGCATTCCGCTTTATGGTTAGTTTTGCCACAAGTTTAGCAATGGTTGAAAATAAAATCTATATCGGCAATGGCAACATTATCAGTTTAATTCTGCAAGATGAATTACTACACGCAGAGTGGACTGCTTGGTTAATTAATAATGTAGTTAAAGAAGATGAAAGATTTGTTAGAGCCAAAGCAGAATGTGAAGAAGAAGTCTATCAATTATATATGGATGTTATCCGTGAAGAAAAAGAATGGGCAGATTATCTATTCAAACTAGGACCAGTTATCGGTCTTAATGCTACTATCTTAAAAGACTTTGTTGATTATACTGCCTTTACTAGATTAAAGGATATTGGTATTAAGTATCAAGGAGAACATCCTAAAAATAGTCCCATCCCTTGGTTTAATAGACATGTGGATATAAACAAGAAGCAGACAGCTCTGCAAGAAAATGAATCAACCAATTATGTAATTGGTGTTATGAGTGATCAAGTACAATATGAGGAGTTACCAGATCTATGAAAGCAATCGTATGGAGTAAAGAACAATGTCCTTACTGTGACCAAGCTAAGGCCCTATTGAAATCTAAAGGTATAGAGTTTGAAGAAAAGAAAATTGGTAGCGGTTATACCAAAGCAGACCTATTAGAAGCAGTACCAACAGCTCGTACTGTTCCACAAATCTTTATCGATGAACAATTAGTTGGGGGTTTTACTGATCTGCAAAAATACATGCAAGAGGCAGTCTAATGGATGATATAGAAAATGATACCATTACTATTGATAATACAATAATAAACAGTACCGGCGGATATGCTACTATTAACAGCATGAACACCGCAAATACCATGTGGGCCAGTGGTAGCTCAAGCATATATAATATTCCGTCTGCCGGAACAGGTGGACAAATTTATACAACTAATGGTACTGGTAACAGCATGTGGACTACTGCTCCATATATTACAACTGCGGGGGTTAATGGTACTAGTGGTATACAGGTTAAAGGTGATGCTGAATTTGAAGGCAAGGTCATGATAAACGGCCGGGACATTAGTAAGTTATTTGAAAAAATAGAAAATCGGCTTGCTATACTAATGGAACCAGATCCAGAAAAATTAGAGAAATTTGCCGCCCTGAAGAAGGCTTATGATAACTATAAGTTACTAGAGAAATTAATCGGGGATGACGAGCCAAATGAACAACGATAATCAAAATTTAAAACTTGCAGACCTTGAACGACAAATTCAAAGATTATCGGAACAAGTGGTTGAGTTAAATCATCGAATTAAATTTTTAGAGAGAGAAAACAATAGACGAAAAGAAGATGTGAGACATCTTACAAGCAAAGGATAAAAATGCTATTACAAAAACCCATGGCAGCAAATGATGTTGTCAGTATAAAATTAATCAATGGTGATGAAATTATCACAAGATTTGAATCGGAAGATGCTACGACTATTACAATTAATAGACCGTTAGCATTGACCATGTCAGGTGGTGGATTAGGCATGATTCCTTGGATGTTTCTTGGAGATAAAGATACAATGACTTTAAATAAGACACATATATTTGCTATGGTTCCGAGTAAAAAAGAAGCCGCTGATCAATATCTATCAGGGACTACAGGTATAGCACTAGCTTAAGGAGAATAATATGGCCTTTGAGAGTTTTAGTCTAGCTAATTTAAATTCTGGACTACAAAGTATAGGATTATCACCAGAGACTTCATATTATATAACTGGTACATTGGGCCAAGCCGGTGGTGCAATAGCAAGTGTAGGCAGCTATTTGGTTACTAATATTCAAATGATTGGTGCTATTACTACATTCATAGGGTTAGCTCGAATCGCACCTAATAAGTTAGTTTCAATAGATGGCAGACCAGCCATGCACCAGCTTTCATTTTTAGGCTTCATAAAAGACATGTTGAATACTGTTAAAAAAGTCATTGGTGCAATTCCAAAATTACCTAAAGATGCAATAGCAATAGTTACAGCATTTGCGGCTAATTTAGCAAAACTACTTGAACATCATTCGTCTCCTGGAAACAGTATTGTACCAATTACCAGTATACATGATGTATATATTAATACTGCTACTGCTTCCGCTTATAATTTTCTAGACATACCACTAAGAACAGCTAGGGGAAGATGTGAATATTATGGTAGTACAGCTACTACCACGCTACTATCACCTAATGCTGTTGATCATTGGAATCGACCAGATATTGACGACTTAAAAACCTATTGGACATCTACAGTTCAATTAAGTCTACTAGGATCAACTGTTACTAATCAAAATTATTATTTCATGCTAAACTATGCATTAGCATTTACTAATGCATTGTGTGATACAGGCCCAAGTGATGGAATAATGACATTGTCTCAAATTATAGAAGCAACTAGTCCACCAACAACATTTAAAACTAGCAATGGTAGTATACTAACTGCTACTGTAGAAACTCTAGCAGGTACATTATATGATGAACATTATGTAACATCAGCAACTACTTCTATATATAATTTAGTTAGGGCGGCTGAAAATACCACTACAACTATATCATACTTGACTACATTAAAAACTAATACAGACAATGCCTTCACGGACCTAATGAATAGAATTATTGAAGATCAATATAATCAGGCTAATTTAATGTCTAATGGTAGTAATTTAAGTGCCATTTTAGGAGCCGCAAATAAGTTAGCAAGTATACAATCTTTATCTCCAGGTGCCGCGGCAGAGCTATATAAGAAAACTATACATCCAGATGTTCTTGATGCTGTAGTAGGCGTTACTCACTTGATAAATTTAACATCATCCGATCCAGCTGTTCAAGCGGCGGCCTATGCGGCCATTAGTACATCGACCTATGTAACAACATCTACAGTAGCTTAATAAATAATTTTACCTGGAAAGCGTACCTGTGTAACGGGTTTAGAAGTAGTTGGGCGAGGGCGTACTTGACAGGCTCGTCAAAAGATAGTATAGTATAAGTTATTGCTGTATGAAGCAAAGAGAAAAGTGTTCTGGACGGGGGTGCGAATCCCCCCAGGTCCACCATAAAGGCATGTATGATTGAAGCAATTGGATTTTTTGTTACATTGATAGTATTGATGTGGATAGCAATAATCCTAGGTGAAATGTTTTTATGATGGGCCTGCATAGTTTCGACAGGGCAACAAGTAAATAAGTGGACAGCACGGTAGGCGATGACCGTTAATCAAGCAAAAAAAGTAAACGCAAACGACTCACAGTTTCGAATGGTGGCCTGAGAAGGCTAACCGGGGCAGGATATGCCTAGCAACAGAAACCACCAAAAAGGTTGCTTAGGCAACCTTTTTTCTTTTCTATTGCAGACATAGAAAAATACAATTAAAAAATATTCAATTATAGTTGATTACTATATTAAATATGTGTATAATGTTATTTTATAAGGAGACAGACACTATGCCATTAGAAAAATCATCAATCACATTGGAAAATCTTGCCAGCGCCTTAGCCGGTGAAAGCCAAGCACACATCAAGTATCGCTACTTTGCAAAAATTGCTAGAGAAGAAGGCTACGAAGAAGTTGCCCAGCACTTTGAACACACAGCAGATCAAGAACTGTTACACGCATGGGGCCATTTGGAATTGCTAATTGGTAAGCCAACAACTAAACAATGCTTGGAGAAAGCCATTGAAGGTGAGACCTATGAGTTCACCACCATGTATCCAGACTTTGAACAACAAGCTCGAGCCGAAAACGATCGTACTGCACAGTATGAGTTTCGCAATCAGATTGTTGAAAGCACAGAACATGCTGAACAATTCAAAGCAGTATTGGCTAAAGCTGAAAAGCGTTTCCATGCACTGAAAAAAGTTGAACAGCGTCACGCTGCCGCATATCAAGAAAAATTGAATTCGGTCACTTTTCCAGTAATCTAATAAGGAGTATAAAATGGAACATGTATGCGTAGTATGTGGACATATCCACGATGAAGAAACTGAAGGTCAATGGGATGCCCTACCTGAAGATTTTACCTGCCCTGAATGCGGTGTGGGTAAAAATGAATACGAAACTCTGTAAACGAAAATAGGTGTAGTGGCGTTGTATATATATGCTTAGGAGGCATTTATGTATGAAACTACTACACGCTATAACTCTTGCGAGTCTGATACTAGCAAGTGGGACAAGTCAGGCAAATCCGAACCATTATCACAATCATGGTTATTATCAGCCATTCGGTTGGGTTGCCCCGCTTGTGATCGGAGGCGTAGTGGGTTATGCAATCACCCGTCCCACACAGACAGTAGTAATACAAAATCCTCCGGCTAATCAGTATCCATCTGTACCCTACGGTTATCATTATGAACAAATTCTTGATGCTAACTGTAATTGTTACAGAATGGTGTTAGTTCAAAATCAACCTTAAAGGAAATTAAAATGAAAAAAATCGCAACTCTAATTGCAGTATTAGTCGCCACCGCCGCATTTGCCGCAGAACCAACAGCCGTTGCTACACCAGCACCTGCCAAAGTAGAAAAGAAAGCTGAGGTAAAGCCTCACAAAAGTTCCACTGCCAAGGCAGACAAAAAGGTTCCTACAGCAGGTACAACAGCCCCATCCGCAGTCAAGTAATCCAGAAGCGGAAGATGACGATTACGATGAATACGATGACGGTATCGTATTCGGGCCTAATCGACAAAGTTATGACTTTGGCAAGATAGTAGATAACCCAGATGACGAACCGTTATCCGATTATGTAATGGTTAGACTTGCTCTAGCACGGGCCAAGGCCATGCAGAAATACAGAGAGATTTGGGGATAAAAATGGCTCTTCGGAGCCATTTCTTTTGGTAAAATCAACCCTTGACCTTTTACCAGTTCTCCCGTATACTATGTAAAAGGAGAACGCAATGTCAGCAGAAAATACAATTAATGCACTTCAACAATGGTGTAAAAAGACTGGTCCTGGAACTGATTCACAAATTTGGCAAGGTAAGAATGGTACATACCACTGGAATCGCGGCCGTGACAGCTCAACTGGTCTTGTAAATGGTGTAGTACGAAAGTTAGCAGGTATCGATGCTACTGGTCGCCAAATTTGGGTAGTCGCGGGATCATTTAAAATTGATCCTAATGGTACAATCACTCGCTTTACAGGCATTCCAAAAAAAGAACAGGCCATTATCAGCCGTATGGGACAAATTGCAGAACAGGCTTCTGCTACTGTTAAACAGGCAGTATATGATACTGCTGAAGTTTAATATCCGCAATCCTTGGAGTGATTGTTTTCAAAATCTCTGCTATTGGACAGGTAAATTTCCTGTCAAATACAAACATTGGGAATTTGAAATACTTCGGGGTCCAGACATAATCAACTTGCATCTCGGATTTACTCATCGCCGAGATCATGCAGGTTTAGATTTTGAACTAGCTCTATTTGGTTATGGTGTTCATTTTATGATCTATGATGAACGACATTGGAATTGGGAAACTAACTCTTGGGAGACTTAAATGAGTATGCATCTTGAAGGTCCTTGGTTATCTTATAATGGTAAGAAAAAAGGCAAGGCAAAATTTCGTAATGCTGAAGAAGCTCGTAAGGCCCGTGAGCTAGATGCCTCATGGAAAGAGCTACAGAAAAAATGGGAAGTAGAGGCAGAGGATAAAAAGCGTAGCCGTGCTCTCAAAGCACCTACACTATCCTATTCGTTATCAACTCCCCCAGGCCGTAGTACAGCACATATTCCTAGTCGCGACACAGGCGGCGGTGTTGCTACACTAGCACCTGCTAAAGTATATACCGGCACTAAAGTAAAAGGAATCGCTACCATGCACAAGTCAAACGCTGTCCCAGTTTTTTCAGACGAAGAAGCAGTTGACATTAGTCGTATGCGTCGATAAATATTTCAATGAAACCAACATTTAATGACAAACTAATAGCATATCTGGTATTATTCAGCGGATTAGCTATATCCGGAGTAGCAGAGTATTACTCTATTATGGGCCTAATGGCTATCTATCCTGCCGCAATTATCCCTATTGTTATTATGGGTGTAGTATTAGGCATTGGTAAGATCAGCGGAACAGTTTGGCTTAAACAGAATTGGGAGTGGTCGCCATTCTTTCTCAAGGCCTATGTACTGCCTGCCATTGTTGTCCTGATGCTGATCACTAGTCTTGGTGTATTTGGCTTCTTAAGTAAAGCACACAGTGATCAAAGTTTAGTAAGTGGTGATGTACAGAGTAAGATAGCGGTATATGATACAAAGATTCAAACTGCAAAGGATAATATAGATGCGAACCGCAAAGCTCTTAAACAAATGGATGAGGCTGTGGACCAAGTTATGGGTCGAAGCAGTGATGAAAAAGGTGCCGACAAAGCTGTTAGCATCCGAAGAGCACAGCAGAAAGAACGCCAGCGCCTTCAATCTGAGATTTCGGCCGAACAGAAAACTATTGCCGCCCTTAATGAAGAAAGAGCTCCAATTGCGGCGGAGGTACGAAAAGTCGATGCAGAAGTAGGTCCGATAAAATATATTGCACACTTGCTCTACGGTGAGAATCCAGATGCTAACATTCTAGAGAAGGCTGTTATTTGGGTAACTGTTCTTATTGTTATTGTGCTAGATCCATTAGCAGTTGTATTGCTATTAGCCAGTCAGTATAGTTTCCAATATTTTAGAAAAGTGGAAGAAGAACCTACACCTGTATATGTAACAGATGTAGGAGAAAAACCAACAGCAGAAGAACTATCAGTAATTGAAGAAGAAAATTCGTGGAATAAAATGATTGCTGATGCTGAGGAAGCAATTAAGAAAGAAAAAGAGGAGGGTGACAGCCCAATAGGAACTGAGCCAGTTATAAACGACCAGGACCCCACTGTCACAGCATACGAACCAGATGACGGTCCGTTAACTGATGAACAAATTGAACAACTACGAGAACTAGCAGAAGCAGATATGCCAACAGGTGAACTAGTAGCAACTAGTAAATTATTTCCAGACTTAGATTATCAATTTGGTGAAGAGATACATGAAGACGATATCATTGATGTTTTAATAGAACCAGATGATGATTATCTAACCGATAAAGAGATTCAAGAAATTGTAGCCAGTGTGGCAGAGCAATATGCTGAACCTATTGAATCAGAATCTGAAATAACTATTGATTATACTACATTACCGGAAGGAACGGAATATATAAGAGTGAATGGTGAAAATATGCATCTTCGTGCCGCACAGGCCAGATATAAACAAACATATATTGCAAAGGTTCGTCCAGAAGGTTATATCCAAAATGAAGAACAAGGACAAGATACTAAATGGAACCGTGTAATAAGCGAAGCAGAATACAGAGAAGTATTGGCAAAAAAGAATGACATTAAAAATAACCCTGATAACGCCGCCTGATATTTTTGAAAACGAAAACAACGGTATTTTATTAGCCAATTTAACAGAGCAAGAACAATCCTTAGCAACTGAATGGTTAGGAAAATTTGAGAGCGAGCAAAGTTACAATATCTATTTCTATCAAAATGAAACAGATGTGCCATGGTTTTTACATGCCATGGCTAACTCAAAATATAAGTATATTACACTGAACGAATTTTCAGGCGTGACACACTTATTAGCAGGCTATATTTTGAGTAAAAATAATACTTACTATAGTACCAACGATCCTAATGTTGCGTCTGTATTTGGATACATTAATTCATGTCGTGTATCCAGCGTTACAGATTTTTTTGAAAGAACATTAGGTGCAAAAGAACAACAACCATCATAACTGCGATTTTTGTGGCAAGACTAAAGAAGAAGTTGAAAAACTTATAGTAGGCGAAGATGCCGCAATATGCAATGATTGTATCGACCTTTGTAATGATATACTTAAAGATGATAAGGTCAAGAAATTTCCAATAGAAGAACATAAAAAATTATATAACCCTGTACTGATTAAAGATCATCTAGACAGCTATATAATTGGTCAAGATGAAGCTAAAATTGCTATAAGTGTAGCAGTATGTCAACACTTTAAAAGAATTAATAATCCCAACACAGATATACAATTAGAAAAGACTAATGTGCTACTGTTAGGTCCTACTGGTTGCGGGAAAACACTAATGGCAAAGAAGATAGCAGAATATCTCGATTTGCCATTTGCTATTTGTGATGCTACAGGTATTACAGAAGCAGGCTATGTCGGTGATGATGTTGAAAGCGTATTAGTTAGGCTACTTAATGCGGCTGATGGTGATATGGAAAAAGCTCAACGAGGTGTGGTCTACATTGATGAGATTGATAAATTAGCCCGTAAAGGTGAAAGTGCCAGTATAACTAGAGATGTTAGTGGAGAAGGTGTACAACAAGGTCTGCTTAAAATGATCGAAGGTAGTGTTATGCGTATGCCTTCAGACAGTAAGAGAAAACATCCTAAGAGTGAAATGACTGAAATAGACACTACTAATATACTATTTCTATGTGGTGGTGCATTTGTTGGATTGGATAAGATCATTGAAAAACGAACCGATGGTAACAGTATCGGCTTCCACGGAAAGGTATCTAGTAAAACAGAATCTGTAGTTAGCTATCATGATGTGACTACTAAAGATTTAATCACCTACGGATTAATTCCTGAATTTATAGGACGATTTGGTTTAATTACAGCAGTTGATGAATTAACTAACGAGCAATTAGTATCTATACTAAAAGAACCAAAAAACAGTCTAGTAATGCAGTATCAATATCTATTCCAGTTAGACGGGATAGAATTAGCATTTGAAACTGATGCATTTTTAGCCATTGCTGAAAGAGCTAAAGTTTTAAAAACTAATGCTCGTGGATTGAAAAATATATTAGAAAAAACATTACTTCCTTATGAATTCGAAGCAGTAGACTTAGTAGAGCGAGGTTTAACCAAAATAGTGATAAGTAAAGATACTGTGGAGGGTAAGCCAGCCACGCTAATATTTGATAATAAGAAGAATGAGAAATCAAAATAAACGCAAGGGGTTAGTTGTAGAAGTCAGAGATGACAATGTAAATATGGCTCTTAAAAAGTTTAAGAGAAAAATGGACGATAACGGAAAACTAATAGAAGTTATAGAGCGCCAATTTTATGAAAAACCCACTACAGAACGCAAACGCAAAGCAGGCGCAGCCAAAAGCCGTTGGAAAAAGAAATTGCGTGAACAACAGCTACCCAAAAAGTTATTTTAATACTTGACAACTAGTTCAAATTCTGTTATAATAATACTATTAACAGCGCACAAGGGCATATATGGCAAAGTATTTGGAAAAAGATAAACTTGCAGAATTGGACGAATATCGTCGTAAGATTTTCGAACTGCGAGCAGAAGCATACACTAAATCTGGTATCGATGTTTTAGATAACGATACTCTAAGTGCATTAAGCATCTACGAAGTTGTACATCAATATGATCCAGATTATAATATTAACTTTGCCCGAAATGGTGAAGATGGCAAATCTGGTGGGGTCCTTATTGAACAAAAAGCTAGCCGTATTGAAAAGAAAAAGCGTACCGGTGAGTATGGCGTTGCAGGATTCCAATTTCATGCTATGGGTAATATCGAATACGATCGATATATATTTGCCACGAGAGACAAAGCTACATTAGAGCTTGTTAGAATCTACGATATTAGTGGTAAGGCCAATATTAAACTAATCCAAAAACATCTTCTTGCAGAAAGAGAAAAGTGGTTAGAGCGAGGCCGAAAAGATCAAAAGAAAATGAAACATGATGTTATTGTCATGCCCGAAGCAGTTTTGATTGAAAGCCTTAAAAAATCTACACGACAAATTATCAATAACTGCGAAGTAGTTAAGGCGTAATATAAATACGTGACTATGAAATATACCCTGGGGCAGTTTCTTGCCCTTTTTAATCTACAGAAGCAAACTTCATTTGATGATTTCTCTAAAAAGATTTCCGTACTTAATGGAAGTGATACCAGCGGAAAATTTGTCGTGCGTAGTGACCTTGATACTTTTATCGATAGAGTTGCTAAGAAAGATAATCGTAAATCTCGACTGGACAAATACAAACGCAATCTCTACAAAATGATTGTAGAAGAACCAGAGGTAGCACTCACTGAATGGTTCAATCGCATGGTTGCAGTAGACGAAGACATTGACTTCTATTTTCAAATACCAGAAGCTGATATTCTAGTAGGCAATACCTTTGCAGGTCGTACCAATGCTAAGTATGGCAGGATCTGTAAAAATATTAATTTTGAAAAGTTTTACAATACTAAAAAATTATACAGTAATGACTTTGAATATACTTTCGGATTAATGAAAGCCATGTTTGAAGATTTTAAAATACGCAACAGTCTAGTTGGTCCTGCCTTCTTTGATCACATCTGTAATATAAATGAAAACTACAGTCAATTCTGGACAGATTTCATGATGGGCTGTAATCGTGCTAGTATTTTTAACCCTGCGACATATAAAGGTATTGTAGAAGAACTACTGCCAGGCGAAACATTGTTTGCACCCTGCATGGGTTGGAATGCCTATCAATTTGCATTTTATAATACTAACTATAAAAAGTTTATTGCTACAGATGTTATTCCAGAAGTAGTTGATAACGGTGTTCGCCTACATCAAGAATGGCTTGCCTATTCTGATGCCAGTATGTTTGAATTACCAGAAAAGACTGTTGATCTATATCTATGTCCTAGTGAACGACTTGATATCAACTACAACATTAGTAACAAATATAAAAATCAAGTTGATGCAGTATTATTCAGTCCTCCGTATTTTGATTTAGAAATATATGATAGTCCAGATCAAAGTTTTACCAACTACCCGGACTATGATACTTGGCTACAGGCCTACTGGGAAGAAACTGTTCTTATCGCTAAAAGAGTGCTTAAGACAGGTGGAAGATTTGGGTTTGTTATCAGTAACTATCGTAACAAGGCCAAAGAAGAAGTCCAAATTAGTCAAGATATGATGAAAGTTGTTAGTAAGCACTTATCTTTAATCGGACAATATAGGGTACAGTGGGGTGCCATTGCAGGCGGTAGACAGGCCAAAAAGATGAAAGACGGTAATTTTGAAGACCTTTGGCTATTTGAAAAACGGTAAAATCTAACTTGACAGTCTGTGTGTTTGGCTGTATAATTGTAGTATGACTAAACACTTAATGGTAGACTTGGAAACTATGGCAGTTTCCCCTCGCGCAGTTGTCCTTTCATTAGGCGCTGTACATTTCAATCCCTACGGAAACGGTTATGGCGAAAAGCTATACTTCCGTGTTAACATTGATGATCAAGATGCACTTGGTCGTGAAGTTGATCCAAACACAATTGAGTGGTGGAGTAAACAAGATCCTGCAATTATGGAAGAAGCCTTTAGCCCAGACAATCGTGTTTCTCTTACAGATGCAATAGATCAGTTCCATAAGTTTGCCTGGGGCTGTGATGCATTTTGGAGTCACGGTAGTGTGTTTGATTTGATTATCTTAGAAGACATCTATCGTCAACTAAATCGTACCCCACCTTGGCAATATTGGCAGTTGCGTGATACACGCACCTTGTTTGATTTAGGATATGATCCAGATATGCCTCAAGGTGGGAAGCATGATGCCCTGCAAGATGCTATTCGTCAAGCAGTTGGTGTTCAAAACATTTACACAAAAATGAAAATCCGTCAACGATGACTGAAAAAATAATTTATTACATTAAAGAAGGTAGTAGGTATAAACCTGTGCATGAGTACGACCAAGGCCTTATGGACAGTTTTTCAAAAGGTACTCACTTAGTGCAGGTCTATCCCGGCGGGTCTAGCCGTAGATACAACATTGACCCTGCCTATGCTCCTATGATCGCCGCTGGTCGTGTTGCTGAAGATAAAATTAGCGAAGTTATTATGAAGGCAACTGATCTCCGTCGTAACTACAAGATGGCAAAAAAGATGACTCCTGGTCAACTCAAAGCATGGAACAAATTAATCAAAGAATTTGGTGAAGATGCTCGTGCTCTTGAATGGCCTAGTGCTAGAGAAGCATGTGAAGAAGCAGTTAAGGCAATGAGCATTGAAGCAGATAAATTATTAGAACATCCTGCTGTACGCAAAGCATATGATCATTTTATGTTGATGTGTCAGCTGACAAAAGAAAGTAATAAGAATGAAAATTAGTCTAGTATCAGACCTACATTT